GCAAAAGTAACAGCATTAGAAAATGCTTAATAATAAAAATAAATAAAAATGTACAGAAACGTAATTACATCAGAAAACACACCAGACAGCCACAAAGCGGTTATTGTAAATCAAGTAGATGGTCAATTAGCACAAGCTGCAGATTCAGATACTTCAGCAGAGCAATTACAGTGTCTTAAAGATCACTTTAAATGGTTATTATCAAATGACTTTTATAAAAACGAATGTAGCGCTGATCAAATTTCTGGTATGGAGTCATATTTACCATCTGATTATGCAGATGACTACGAAGATTTACCTGAATAGTAGATTTACTAAAACAGGTGTAACTATATAAATATAAAACAATTAACTTAAATTAAATCAAATGGCAAAAATTACAGAAGAAGAGTTAGAATTAATTAAAACTCAACAAGAAAAATTAAAAGTCGTATTAAACGATATTGGTATACTTGAAGCTCAAAAACACGGATTATTACACGAGATAGGTAATATTAATTCTGCAATTGAAGAACACAAGGTAGAATTAGAAAAGAAATACGGAGCTATTCAAGTTGACATAGAAACTGGTGAGTATACTGAAATAGAAAAACCAGAAGAAGCTGAAACTGAAACAGAAGAGTAATGGACTCTGTTATAAGAAAAATCAGTATTGGATCTGATTATAAAAACGATGCTATGCATTATTCTGTAGGACAACAAGTCTATGGAGGTCATGAAATAGCATATATTTTATTTGATGAATCTGATAATTCTTATAATATACATATAAAGAAAAACAACGAGGTATTGCCATGGAAGAAGTTTAACTCTAACATGGCTGTATCTGTTGAGTATGATTTAGAGTATTAATGAAGAGTCTATATGATTTTATCGTTGAACCAGTTGGCGATAAATACAGCAATACTGTTAATATAGGTGATAAAAAATTAGTTGTAAATACTAAAATAGAAAACTGGAAATTTGTTAATAGAGTTGCTAAGGTTATTGAAACACCAGCAGCTTTTTCTACGCCTATTAAGAAAGGTGCTTTAATAATCATACATCAAAATGTATTTAGAACATTTTATGATATGAGAGGTGAAAAGAAAAAAAGCAGATCTTATTTTAAAGATGATTATTATTTCTGCGCAGTTGACCAAATTTATTTATATAAAAATAAAAACAATTGGAAGACTATAAATAATAGATGCTTTGTAACACCTATAAAAAGCAAACAAGATCTAACGCTTGATAAAGAAGCAAACCTTATTGGTATATTAAAATATGGTAATAAGTCCTTAGAAGAGCTTAATATCAACCCAGGTGATCTTGTAGGATTTACTCCTAATAGTGAGTGGGAGTTTTTAGTCGATGATAAACGACTTTATTGTATGAAATCAAATGATATTGTAATTAAGTATGAATACCAAGGAGACGAAGAAGAATATAATCCAAGCTGGGCAGAGAGCAGTAGAAGAGTTGATCAAAGTAGCTAAAGAAGCTATTGTTGATTCAGATGATGATATATCAGCTGATAGACTTAAAAACGCTGCAGCTACAAAAAAGCTTGCTATATTCGATGCGTTTGAAATACTTAGTCGTATCGAAGAAGAAGAAAACTTATTAAACGAAAAACCAAAAGAAGTTAAAGAAGAAAGAACTTTTAAAGGTTTTGCAGAAGGTAGATCTAAGTAATGTACGAACAAAGTTTATATAAAGTTTTAAAAGACCATATTAAACCTAAAGTTCTTAAACGAATGAATAGGTATAGCAAATGGGAATATGGATACAATAAAGAACACGATATTGTTATAATAAGCAAAACAGGTAAAATAGGTGAAATATATGAAATACAAAACCTAAAAATAGCTTTACCTGTAGAAAATAAAATACATAAGTTTGAAACAGATAAATGGGAATACACACCGTATCCTAAAGTTTTAAAAAAAATTAAATCTGTTTTTGACTGGGAACAATATCCACTAGATTTTAAAGAAAAATGGTATGATTACATCGATGAGGAATTTAATAGAAGAGAGCAAGGTTTTTGGTTTTATAACAAAGGCAATGCTACTTATATTACTGGTACTCATTACATGTACTTGCAGTGGAGTAAAATTGATGTCGGTCAACCAGACTTCCGCGAATCGAACAGATTATTTTACATATTCTGGGAAGCTTGTAAGGCCGATCCTAGATCCTATGGAATGTGTTACCTTAAGAACAGACGTTCTGGGTTTTCCTTTATGGCGTCCGGGGAGTGCGTTAATATGGCAACAATATCAAGCGACTCTAGGTTTGGGATATTATCAAAGTCTGGTCCTGATGCCAAGAAGATGTTTACCGACAAGGTGGTACCGATATCGGTTAATTACCCCTTCTTTTTCAAACCAATACAGGACGGAATGGACCGTCCAAAGACAGAGCTCGCGTACAGAGTACCCGCAACAAAGTACACGCGTAAGAAACTCGAGACGAACCAGCAATTACAAGAGATCGACGGTCTCGACACCACGATCGATTGGAAAAACACGGGCGACAACTCGTACGACGGTGAGAAACTCAAACTCCTCGTCCACGATGAGAGCGGCAAGTGGGAACGTCCGACGAACATCCTCAACAACTGGAGGGTCACGAAAACCTGCTTACGATTAGGTAGTAGAATTATAGGTAAATGCATGATGGGTTCAACTAGTAACTCATTAGACAAAGGTGGTGATAACTTTAAAAAACTATATAATGACTCAGATGTTACACAACGAAACGCGAATGGACAAACTCGCTCTGGATTATATAGCTTGTTCATACCTATGGAATGGAATTACGAAGGATACATTGATTCTTATGGCATACCTGTCTTCCAAACACCAAACAAACCTATTGAAGGACCACAAGGTGAAATTATAGATTTAGGTGTAATAGAATATTGGGATAACGAAGTAGAAGGATTAAAGCAAGATCAAGATGCTTTAAATGAATTTTATAGACAGTTTCCACGCACTGAAAAGCATGCATTTAGAGATGAATCAAAAGAGTCTTTATTTAATTTAACTAAAATTTATGAGCAAATAGATTTTAATGAAGATTTAAGAAACTCTTTAAATTTAACACAAGGTAGTTTTCAGTGGGAAAACGCAGAACAAGATACAAAAGTTATATTTGTTCCTAATAAAAACGGAAGGTTTACTATTAGTTGGGTTCCTCCTGTTCATTTGCAAAACAAAAGATATAGAAAAAATAATACAAATTATCCTGGCAATGAGCATATAGGCGCTTTTGGATGTGACCCTTATGATATATCAGGAACTGTTGATAAAAGAGGTTCAAAAGGATCTTTACATGGTTTAACAAAGTTTTCTATGGAAGACGCACCACCTAATCATTTCTTTTTAGAATATATAGCTAGACCTCAAACAGCAGAGATATTTTTTGAAGATGTACTTATGGCCTGCGTATTTTATGGTATGCCTATATTAATTGAAAATAATAAACCAAGACTTTTATATTATTTAAAAAAACGTGGTTACAGAGGATTTTCAATGAACAGACCTGATAGAAAATATAATAAACTATCAATAACAGAAAGAGAGTTAGGTGGTATACCAAACTCAAGTGAAGATATAAAGCAAGCTCACGCTTCAGCAATAGAAACATATATAGAAACATTTGTAGGTTTAAAAGAAACTGGTTATGGTGATATGTATTTTCAAAAAACGTTAGAAGACTGGGCTAAATTTAATATTAATAATAGAACACGACACGATGCTTCTATTAGTTCTGGTTTAGCTTTAATGGCTTGTAATAAGCATAGGTATTCACCAGTAAATAAAACAAAATTACAACCTGTTGATTTAGGAATTAAAAGATATGACAATAGGGGAACTTCATCAAAAATTATAAGTTAAATGAATATATATACTAACTCAAATAGCGCTTTTCCTAGTCAAGTAGTAAGTGATGCTGAAAAAGCAAGTTGGGAATATGGCAGTCAAGTTGCTATGGCTATTGAATACGAGTGGTTTAGATCTGGAAGAGTTAACGGTAACAGATATTTAACAAACTGGAACAATTTTAACACTTTAAGACTTTACGCTAGAGGTGAACAACCCATACAAAAATATAAAGATGAATTATCAATTAATGGTGATTTATCTTATTTAAATTTAGACTGGAAACCAGTACCTATTTTATCAAAGTTTGTAGATATTGTAGTTAATGGTATATCGCAAAAAGCTTATGAAATAAAAGCTTATGCTCAAGATCCTAGTTCTGTTAAGAAAAGAACTTCATATGCTTCTAAGATGTATGAAGATATGTTAGCAAAAGAATATATTGAAAACATAAAAAATACATTAGGTATTGATTTATATCAAACACCAAATCCTGATGTAATACCTGAAACAGAAGAAGAGTTAGAGCTTCATATGCAATTAGGTTATAAACAAGCTATTGAAATAGCAGAAGAAGAAGCAATATCTTCTGTTATGGCTCAAAATAAATATAACTTAGTTAGAAGAAGATTAAATATGGATTTAGCAGTATGTGGTATTGCTGCTTGTAAAACTAATTTTAATACATCAAACGGTATAACGGTTGATTATGTAGATCCTGCATATATGGTTTATTCATATACTGAAGATCCTAATTTTGAAGATATATATTATGTTGGTGAAATAAAATCAATAACAATACCAGAACTTAAAAAAGAGTTTCCAGATATATCTGAAGAAGAATTAAAAAGAATACAAGCTATGCCAGGTAACAGACAGTATGTTACAGGCTGGGGTGGTTATGATGAAAATACTGTACAAGTTTTATATTTTGATTATAAAACATACCATAATCAAGTATTTAAAATAAAACAAACAGATCAAGGATTAATGAAAGCTATTGAAAAGCCAGACACGTTTAATCCACCAGAAAGCGATATGTTTGAAAGAGTATCTAGATCTATTGAAGTATTATACAGTGGTGCTAAAGTTTTAGGAACTGATACATTGTTAAAATGGGAACTTGCTGAAAATATGTCAAGACCATATGCTGATACAACAAAAGTTGAAATGAATTACTCTATATGTGCACCACGCATGTATAAAGGTAGAATTGATTCACTAGTTAGTAAATGTATTGGCTTTGCTGATATGATTCAAATAACACACTTAAAACTGCAGCAGGTTTTATCTCGTATGGTACCAGATGGTGTATATTTAGATATGGACGGTTTAGCTGAAGTTGATCTTGGTAATGGTACTAATTATAATCCTGCTGAAGCATTAAACATGTATTTCCAAACAGGTTCTATTGTTGGTAGATCACTTACGCAAGATGGTGAAATGAATAGAGGTAAAGTACCTATTCAAGAATTACAAAGCAGTAGTGGTGGTGCTAAAATACAAAGTTTAATTACTACGTACCAATATTATTTACAAATGATACGTGATGTGACCGGACTTAATGAAGCAAGAGACGGTAGCTTACCTGATCGTAATACATTAGTTGGATTACAAAAGTTAGCAGCCAATGCTTCAAATACAGCTACTAGACATATAAATCAATCAAGTTTATATATAACTCTTAGAATAGCTGAAAACATTGCTTTAAAAATAGCAGATGCTTTAGAGTTTCCATTAACTGCAGAGTCATTGAAAAACTCAATATCTGCTTTTAATGTTGAAACATTAAGACAAGTAGAAGATTTAAACTTACACGATTTTGGTATATTCTTAGAATTAGAACCAGATGAAGAAGAGCAAGCTAAATTAGAGTCTAATATTCAAGTTGCTTTACAAGCAGGTAATATTGATTTAGATGACGCTATAGATTTACGTCAAATAAAAAATATTAAACTTGCTAATCAAATGCTTAAAATTAAGCGTAAGAAAAAGCAAAAAGAAGACATGCTTGCGCAGCAGTCTAATATCCAAGCTCAAGCAGCAGCTCAAGCTGAAACAGCTGAAAAAACAGCTATGGCTGAAGTACAAAAACAAGAGGCAATATCTGGATCTAAAGTACAATACGAGCAAGCTAGAACTGAAATGGAAATTAAGAAAATGGAAGTTCAAGCACAACTTGACCAACAAAAAATGCAAATGCAACATCAGTTTGATATGCAATTAAAGCAAATGGAAACTCAAGTGCAAACGCAAAAAGAAACTGAAAAAGAAAATAGAAAAGACAAGCGTATAAAAATGGAAGGTACGCAACAAAGCGAAATGATAAGCCAAAGAAAAAATGATGGCTTACCAATAAACTTTGAACAACA